AAAAGAAGTTAAGGAGTTAAAAAATTATTTACACTTAAATATAAAACAATGACAAAAGCAGAACGAATAAAAGAATTAGAATTACAATTAGCAGCAGCTAAAAAAAATACATACATACACGAAACACATACCTTACAATGTTTTGATGGTGAAATGCACATAGGGTTTGGAGATGATAAATGGCTAGTGTATAATACAGATCAATTATATAAAGACTTGCCTTTCATAATAAACCAAGTTGTAAAAGAAAATAAAAAGATGCAGGATATGTATTTAGATTTGATTAAAGACGAATTAAAAGAATTATGAAGCAGAAAAAAACAACTATAAATATTGGGGATTTAATTAGGTATTGTATATCATCAATAGAAGAATTTCCAATGCTAGAAAAACCTATTAGATTTATTTATATAAATGCTGTAGATGATATTGTAAAAGGGGAAAACGAAGACCGTACCTGTCAAAATGCAATAATGTATATTGAAGGAGAAATACAAGATATATTATGATATTATTAGTAGATGCAGACAGTTTGATATTTGCAAGCTGTTACAAGAAGCGAGAACATCCTGAAGATGAAAAATACTATACAGACATAGCAGATGCTAGAAATAAGTTTGATCAACAGTTTATGGCTATTGTAAACAAGCTAGAAGATATGTATAGCATTGATAGGGTGGTTACTTTTAGTGGTTCAAAAGGAAACTTTAGAAAGCTAATTACAAGCAACTATAAAGCTAATAGAAAAAAACAGGAATTGCCACCACTATTACACGAAATGCACCAATTTGTAAAAGACCAATATGATTCAGTTTATGGGTATGGTATTGAAACAGATGATATTGTTGCAAGGTATTGGTTTAATTTAAGCAGGGAGGTTGGCAGAGATGAAGTTATGATAGTGTCAATAGACAAAGATTACAAACAGTTTCCTTGCCTTATGTATAATTATCATTACAAGCATCAGGAAATACTAGATATTTCAGAAGATGAAGCAATGTATAATTTCTATGAGCAGATGATTATGGGAGATACTGCTGACAATGTAAACTACTTTAAAGGAAAAGGTAAAAGGTTTGCAGAAAAGTATTTTGCAGATTGTACAACCAAATACCAATATACTAGAAAGCTATACGAATTATTTAAACAAGAATACAAGGGTAAGGCAAGACAGAAATATTCTGAATGCTATCACCTTTTAAAACTAAGAACAGAATGAAAGCAACTCAAGTGCATTACGATAACGGAAAAGAATATGACGTAATTGATATCATAAATGATTACGAATTAAATTTCAGCAGGGGAAACGTTTTAAAATATGTTATCAGGGCAGGAAAAAAAAAAGATGAGTTAGGAGATTTATTAAAAGCAAAGGATTATTTAGAACGTGAAATACAAATTTTAAGAAACGATAAATGAGAAACCACAAAAAAGTAGCAGAAAGTATTGTAGAAATGACAGGGGTGGATATATTCCTAAACACTAGGCAAAGAAATTATGTAGAACTAAGGGCGTTGGTATGTTATATTCTTAGGGAACAGCTAGGAATGCGTTGGATAAATATTGCAGCTTACTTTGAATCAATGGGTAAATCAATGAATCACGCAACTGCAATCCATCTTGTAAAAATGTATCCAACTTACAGAAGATACAATGAACAGTTAAAAGAATTTGAAGGTTGCTTTAATTTTAAAAGCGAATTGAAATACGATGAGATTGACAAGATACATTACCTGCAAAGCAAATGTGATAATTTAGAAAAAAAGTATACTGTTTTAAAAAAATCAATAGAAAAAAACCCAACACTAAAAGTCTTACACGACATACCAAATGAAAAGCTAGGTGAATTAATAGAAAAGATAGACCTATGGAAAAAAAGTTGGGAATGGAAATCAAATGACAAATGTGAAATAATAGAATCATCTACAGGAATTAGCGGTTCTACATTTTAATAATTAAAAATAAATACAAATGACAAAAGCAGTTTTTTGGATAATCGTTGCAGTAATTGTAGCAAAAGTAGGAAAGGCAATAGCTAAAAAGTTATTTCCTGAAGATTGGGAATAAAAGATTTAGGTTTTATTACGTTATATACCAAAGCATTTACTATGGAATTATTACGTTATGAAATTACAGCAGGTTTTTTCAAAGGGGTTTTGTTTGGTATCAGACATTACCCTTTTGAAGATGAACAAATATATGAAGAAGATATCGTTATTTACTTTGGAATATTTCAGTTAATAATTACAAAAATATACAGAAAATAATTTTTTGTAACTTGCTGAAAAATATAAACAATGATTAAAGCTAAAATAGAAAAGGTCAGCATATCATCAATAACAGAAAATGCTGCAAATCCCAGAACAATAAACAAACATAAGTTTCAAAAACTTGTTAATAGTGTAAGGGAGTTTCCTGAGATGCTATCGCTTAGACCAATAGTGGTTGATAAAGACAATGTTATCTTGGGCGGTAATATGCGTTACAAGGCTTGTAAGGAACTTGGACTAAAGGAGGTCTATATTATACAGGCGGAAGATTTAAATGAAAAACAGGCACAGGAATTTATCATTAAGGACAATGTAGGTTTTGGTGAATGGGATTGGGATATTTTAGCAAATGATTGGGATACTGATTTATTAGAAGATTGGGGATTAGAATTAAACATAGATGATGCTATTGATGATTTAGAAGAAGATGATGATATTGAGTTACCTCAATCAGTTCAATTAGAACCACCAAAAGAATATATACTTATTATGGCAGAACCTAATTCCGTTGATTGGGAAGAACTAAAGGAAACTTTAAAACTTAAAATGGTTAGAAATGGAGGATATAAGAAAGGAAGTGCATTTGAATCAGTTAGTTTAGAGCGTGTATTATATTGGGATGAATTTAAAAAAAGAATAAAAGATGTTGATAGCAGTACCAAGTAAAGGAAGGGCAGGAATTACAAAAACAAATAAAATTTTTAAAAACACAGCAACATTTTTTGTACCACAAAGTGAATATCATCAATATAAAGATTTAGTTAAAAATGTAGTTCCTGTACCTAATGAAATACAAGGAATAACAAAAACAAGAAATTGGATATTAAACTACACAGATGAAAAACGAGTAGTTATGATTGATGATGATATAAAAAAATTAGGATATGTAAAAAGAAATGAGCGAAATGTAAATCATATAAATTTAAAAGATGAGAATTTTTGGATTGATGAATTTGTAAAATATTTTGAATTAACAGAACAATTAGATTATAAAATATGGGGTGTAACAACTGATGACAGTACAAGGTCTGCATACAGTTACAAACCAATAATGTTCAAAACTTATGCTTTAGGTTCTATTATGGGAATAGTAAACGATAAAGAATATTTATTTAATGAAGATTTTAAAGTTAAAGAAGATTATGAGTTATGTTTAAGACACATAAAAGATAGAGGTGGAATCCTAGGAATAAAATATTTATATTGGGCAAATCATCACTACACAGACAATGGTGGATGTAAAGATTATAGAACAATTAGTATGGAAAAAGAATGTATCAAAAAACTTATAAAAATGTATCCGGGTATGATTGCAAAAGTAAAACGTAAAAACACAGAATTTGGAATAACATTAACAATGTAATATGAACGAAAGTAGACATATAAAAAAGGAATCACTATTAGCAGCACTAGAACAAAGCCTAGGAGTTGTAACAGTAGCTTGTAAGAAAGCAGACATACCTAGAAGCACATACTACAAATGGCTAAATGAAGATGAGATGTTTGCAATGGCAGTTCAGGAAATAGAAAACGTAGCTTTAGATTTTGCAGAAAGCCAATTACATAAACAGATTGCAGCAGATTCAACAGCAGCTACAATATTTTACCTAAAGACAAAAGGTAAGAAAAGGGGTTATGTTGAAAGACAGGAGATAACAGGAGCAGATGGAATGCCTACACATTTTGAAATAGAGATAATTGAAAATAAAGACAAATAGTGTTTTTAAGCACCTTTTAAGGACAGATAAAAAGATATCTATAGAACAAGGTGGAACAAGATCAGGCAAGACGTACAACATCCTGCTTTATATTATATTTCACTACTGCTTAAAAAACAGAGGTAAGACAATTACGATATGCAGGAAAACATTTCCTTCAGTCCGTGCTTCTGTAATGAGGGATTTTTTTGATATACTAAAATTACATAAGTCTTACTTTGAAGACAACCATAATAAATCAAATCACGAATACAAATTAAATGGAAACCTAATTGAGTTTATCTCATTAGACCAACCTCAAAAGGTTAGAGGTAGAAAAAGA